TCCTGGTTATGTTGCAAGAAAAGTTGGAACATCAGATGGTGAGTATGAACTAAGATCAAAATATATTATGTTGTTGATGGCAGAAAATCACCCATATGATGCTTTTCCAGCTGGATTTAAAGGATTTACAGTAAACAGTTCATTTGGATCTGGCGGAGTTTTAGGATCAGTTTATTTTAAAACAAAATATCATATTTCTGGTGATGTTTTCAGATATGACAGTGATGGAACACCAAACATTGAGAGTAGTGATAAAGTAAGAAAATCATATTTAGGTTTATCGTCTCAGAATGGATATAAATTCGACAAAGATTTATTTAAGTTCAAGGGTGTAAATTCGAGTGGTGTGTCTTATGGTTTCCACATGTCTAAAAACGCATCAGGAATTACTGGTAACACTCTATCGGGTTATCAATTCCAATCTACAACTTATGATTTAGAAGGAACAAGTAAGGGATTATTAGAAAGTATTTTATACCGTAAATTTACTTTTGCAGTATGTGGTGGATTTGATGGATGGGACATCTACAGACAAAACAGAACAAACACAGATGCTTATATATTTGGTAAAACTAAATATATCTCTGGTCACACAACAAATGGTGGGGTTTTCAGTTCATCAGTAGGTAATTCAGACTATTATGCTTTCTTAGATGGAATAAACAAATATTCAAATCCTGAAGCCGTTGATATCAATGTATTCTCAACTCCTGGTATAAACTTCTATGATCACAGTTCTTTAGTTTCAGAAGCAATAGACATGATAGAAAACGATAGAGCTGATTCTCTTTATGTTATAGGTTCAAGAAATGTAACAACATCAGATGAAGTTATTGATGACTTAGATTCGGTATCTTTAGATTCAAGTTACTCAGCAACATATTGGCCTTGGATTCAAGTTAGAGATGTTGAAAATTCTACTCAACTTTATATACCACCAACTGGTGAGGTTTTGAAGAACATTGCATTAACTGATAACGTTTCATATCCATGGTTCGCAGTTGCTGGTTATTCAAGAGGTCTTGTAAATGCAATTAAAGCACAAAAGAAATTAACTCTCGATGAGAGAGATGATTTATACAAGGCAAGAATAAATCCAATTGCAACATACTCAGACACAGGAACTATCATTTGGGGTAACAAAACCCTTCAGGTCAGAGAGTCTGCACTTGACAGAATCAACGTAAGAAGATTATTGTTAAGAGCAAGAAAATTAATCTCAGCTGTTGCGGTAAGATTGTTATTCGAACAAAACGACGAACAGGTAAGAAATGAATTTTTAAGATTGGTAAACCCAATTTTAGAAAACATAAAAAAGGAAAGAGGTTTGACAGATTTCCGTGTTACAGTATCTAACGATCCTGAAGACCTTGATTCTAATACATTGAGAGGTAAAATTTATATTAAACCCACTCGTTCTCTTGAATTCATTGATGTTGAGTTCATAATTACTCCAACAGGTGCTTCTTTTGAGAACATCTAATTTTAAATGAAGTAAAAGGTAAAGGGGGATCCACGTCGGTCCCCCTTTTTATAAAAACACCCTTATCTCATTATAGATATACTCAGAAATGAGTTTATATCCTAACAAGTTTGGATGGAATTTGCCCTCCCGAAATTTCTGTTTTTCATTCCAAACACTACGACTTCCATACTCCCATACAGAAACATCGTTTCTTAATTCATATTCTTTGAGATAATCTGATACTGTTCCACGTGGATTTATAAAATATGATGGTAAAATTGATATATCATAGTCTTCCTCGTCTTTAAATGTGGGATAAAATGAATTGAAGTAAAACCTTTTAAATGGTTTCAAAAGTTCCTCTATTTGGTTGAAAATGATTATAGGACTGTTTGATTTACTTCCATTTCTGTTTCTATGAGGGTATGAGAACATAACAACAATTATGTCTTCTTCTTTTATTAAATTTTCATCAGTCAAAATCTTGATTTCTTGGTGTATATTATCGTTTCCAGATCCACTATACCCATTATTTACAAAAGGACAATCTAATTTATCGGCCAAGTATCTTGGCCAAGAATTAAATCTTCTTAAATTAATTATAAAACCTTTTCCTATTAAGGGGTTACCGTCATGTTTGAAACTAATATTGTCCTCAACTCCGTGTCCAGCTGTCCAACTATCACCAAATGTTATTAATCTTTTCATTAAATGTTCCACATGGAACCAATTTTTATAAGAATTATATCATTATATTTATTATATTCTTTTAAAATTTGATATACTAGTATTTATTATTAATATTAAAAGATATTGTAGAAAATTCTAGAACTTATATACTGCGCTAGTAAAAAACTACAATTTTTTTTTGATAAAATCAATCATATTTGAAAATAAAATTATTTACGATTGTGATATATTTATAAGAAATAAACAACAAAACTTAACAAATACAAAACATGGCCGATTTATTAATGAAGATGCCGACTCCTTATGAGCCGAAACGTCAAAACAGGTTTATCGTTAGATTTCCATCATCTTTGGGTATTAACGAGTGGTATGTAACATCTACATCTAGACCAAACGCAAAAATTACTTCAGTTGCGATTCCTTTTTTAAATACATCAACATACGTTGCTGGTAGATTTGAATGGCAAGAAATTAGGGTAACATTCAAGGATCCAATTGGACCTTCTGCTTCACAAGCATTAATGGAATGGTTTCGTTTACATGCTGAATCAGTTACAGGACGTATGGGGTATGCCGCTGGTTACAAGAAAAATGTAGATTTAGAAATGTTAGACCCAACAGGAGTGGTTGTTGAAAAATGGATTCTTGAGGGTTGTTTTATTACCGATCTTAACTTTGGTGATTTGGATTACTCAAGAGATGAATTGGCAACTATTACTTGTTCTTTAAGAATGGATAGATGTATTCAAGTATATTAATATTTTAAAAAAATATATGAAAAGGTCATTACATTTTGTAGTGACCTTTTTATTTTTTGAAACTTTACTTTGATGTAGTTATTGTATATATTTTAATTATGGAAACTTATAACATTGACCCAACAATATCATATGATGTAATTGAATTACCAAGTCAAGGTATTCATTATTCAAATAAAAAAAAATCTTTAAGAATTGCATATCTTACTGCTGCAGATGAAAACATATTATCATCACCAAGTTTAATTGCTTCAAGTAAAGTAACAGAAGAATTAATTAAAAGAAAAATTTTAGACAAAGATTTTCCGATTGATGAACTTGTAGAAGAGGATAAACAAGCTATTTTAATATTTTTAAGAAATACAGCATTTGGTTCAGAATATAAGATTACAACAACTGATCCAGTAACAAATAAAGAATTTTCTTTCGAGGTAGATTTATCTTCATTAAAAATTAAAGAATTTAAATTAAAAGAAGATAATAACGGGGAATTTTCATTTTTTTTAGAAAAAAGTAAAGTAGATATCACATTCAAATTTTTAACACAAAAACAAGAAAAAGAAATTCAAGATATCGGAGATAGTTGGAATGGTGTTGGAGTGGCACCCATTGTTACAAAACAATTGGAGTTCATGATAAAATCTGTTAAAGGTAACAGAGATCCAATGGTTATAAGAAATTTTGTTGACAATCTACCAATTAAAGATTCACAAGATTTTAAAAAATATGTTAGAGAAAATAAACCAGGTTTAGATTTAACACAAAAAGTAAAAGCCCCATCAGGAGAAGAAGTCCAAATTGAAATTGGATTCGGGGTTGAATTTTTTCGCCCTTTCTACGGAATATAAAAAAGGACAATTAGACGAAATTTTATTTTTAATTAAAAGAGGTTTCACTTACGGTGACATTATCACCATGCCTGTTTATATTAGAAGATATTATGTTAACTACTTAATAGAATTAGAAACTAAAAACTAATCTATTTATTTAGTATGGGTATGGATATTATTGAATTATATAACAAGTATTCAAATGATAAATCAAGTTTCGTAAATGAGGCGGTGTCTAAAAATCTTGCATCTGATAAGGCAAGTGCGGGTTCATTTTTTGATAAATTTAAAAAATTAAAAGGCGGATCACAAACATCAACAGCAACAACTTCAGGAGACGGTGGAGGAAATCAACAAGGAGTTATAACAAAAGGTTTAGATATGTTGAAGGGGTTAATAGACACTCAAAAAACACAATCACAACAATATGATGAATCAGAATTCACAAGAATAAATGACTTTCTTGATATAATAAACAAGAAAGGTCAAACAATGGGGGGAATAAAGGATGTGATGAGTAGGGTTGTAGGAGGACTCGGAAACGCACTTGTAGAACAATTGAAACAAGAAGCACAATTAAGAACAGACATAAATGAAAAAGTAGGTTTACAAGGTGAATTATCAAAAGGATTAAGAGAGGAAATGATTGCAGCATATCCATCTGTGTTAAGACTTGGTTATGGAATAGATCAGTTGTCAAATATGATGGCAAGTATGATGACTCAAACTGGTAGATTTAATGTTATATCTGAATCAACAATAAAAAGAACGGCAGAGGTTGCTAGAGCTTTTGTTGGTGATTTGTCATCAATGGGAGAAGTAATTGGACAATTTGAAAAAGCTGGTGTTGGTGCTGCAGATGCAATGAATGCAATAGAAAAGGCGGGAAAAAGTTCGCTCACTTTAGGGTTGAATTCTAAAAAAACAACTGAAGAATTAAGGACAAATCTTAATAAATTAAATGAATATGGATTTAAAAATGGTATAGACGGTCTTAACAGAATGGTTCAAAAATCAATTGAATTTAGAATGAGTATGGAATCTGTTAAAGCACTTGCCGATAAAGTTTTTGAACCAGATAAAGCATTAGAATTATCTGCAAATTTACAAGTTTTAGGTGGGGCAATAGGTGATCTCGGAGACCCAATAAAACTTATGTATATGGCAACAAACAACGTTGAGGGTTTACAAGACGCATTAATAGGTGCGGCAGGATCTTTAGCAACTTATAACTCTGAACAAGGAAGGTTTGAAATTACAGGCATCAATTTAAGAAGAGCAAAACAAATGGCGTCAGAATTAGGTGTTCAATATGAAGATTTGGCAAAGGGAGCAATCGCGGCAGCTGAAAGATCTTCAGCTGCAACTGATTTAATGATGAGTGGATT